AAACAATCAAATCTATCAACCATCATATGTTCTGTGTTACCTGTAATAGAGGTAACGCCTAATTGTCTTTGATTTATCCTCATATCACCGTTAATGATAATATTACGCGACCCAAGTTGACCGACATCTAGGGATGGGACTTCAATTTTAGATAGGGCCATTATCTGCCTCTCGTTCTGCCGCTGTTTGTACCCAGCCACGAGCGAATGCATCATTTACAATTTCATCTCGTGTCGTAGGGATTTGAACGCCTTCGTCCAAAGCACGGGCTGTGTAGATACCTATAATCTCATCCATTGCGATACGGGCGCGGTTAGTTATTGCATTATCGGCCCAAGCAAGGGGCGACATGGCAACATATTCCATCGCCTTCATTTCTGTGTCAGTTATATTTACTGATAAAGTTGCCATAATTTTCTCCTAATTATCCTATGAGGTAGCCGCCAAACTTTGTCTGCGTTCCAGAAATATGAACTCCACTTGATGCCATATTTGAAATGTTGACGTAGTCACCTGATGACATCTGTATTGTTACGGTAGAATTAAATATTGTGTGGTAGCCTGCACTATTAAATGTTGATTGCCACTCTCCTATTACCGCCTGAAATGCGCCGTTCTTATACCAACCAACCTTCCATGTAGGGGATTGTCCTCCCGTATTGTACAGCGCAGTGGTATAAAATAAGTAAGTGCCCCCTACAGGCGCAGTGAATCGGCCGTTGCTTGTGTTGTATCCATTACCAACATTGAAATCTGTTTGTGTAAAAATAATATCACCACTACCTGTGTTAGCCGCCCCATTAGTTGACCTAAAAGAAGGCTGAGATGGCATTGTGACACGGCCACCATTATCAAACGCGACGTCTTTAGTTCCATCATTTTTTATTCTAAAGGCGTATTCGTTATTTGCTCCAAAATAAAGTTCTTGACCCGTATTGGCACTTATAAATACTGCATTAGTACCCGCGTCTTTTACAAGAAGAGTGCTATCATGATCTATATTAACAGTAAGGTTACCGCCTAAAGTTGTATCGCCAGATATGTTTGCACTAGAAGCCTCTAACGCGCTGTCTGAAGGGTGTTGAGCCGTTTGTAAGGCTCTGCCTCTAAAGATGGCGTAGATGTCGTCTGTAGACTGTACAGCTTCCGTTAGTGTCAGTGTTGAGCCAGAACAAGAGTAAGCCTCAGTGGGTTCTTGACGCACGTTGTTGATGTATAGGTCAATATCATTTGCGCCAGTTACAGGGTAATCAAGGCTGTAAGACGTACCACCGTTTCCAGTGATATCCTGCTTTGCAAACGATACAAAATTGTTTACTGGCTTGTTACCCAAATATGCCATTAAGTGATCTCCATTACGCCCATAACCACATCCAAGCTAGAAGCAGTATTTGATTTAACTTGAATATCATCCGTAGGTTCTAGAATGTATTTTTGACCTGATAATACTTCGAGAGTAGAGCCCGCTGGGATATCAACACTTGTAAGCATCTTACGAGCACTTGAGCCCGCATCCCTAAATTGGACATCTACTACGATAGATCCAGTAGTTGTGTTACACAGGGACATACCTAAAACCACTGTCGTGGTGCTCGCAGGTGCGGCATACACCGTGGCGTATGATGTCCCTGTCCCTGCACTGTGAGCATTTTTAAATGTATTTGCCATATTTTATTATCCCAGTGCGATTGCTAATGCTGTTGAGTCATCCACCGTTGCGTATCCAGCATCATTGGTAAAAGTGCTTACGGTAGTCGGTTGAGTATAGCTGATTACACCAGTGCTACTGTTATAGTTAATACTACCACTTGCACTTAACTCAGACCGTACATTGGCCTGTACACTTGTAATATCATTATAACTTATTGTTGCGCTAGTTAAAACAGCATTCTGTAATTCATTGCCATCTAAGTTGAGATCCCCAGACATGGTAGATCCCGCTTTTGCTACATATGCTGTAGCCGCTTGGTTAGCGTAATATTTTGCAGAGAATTCAGATCCGTCAACAGTACCATTCGTTTTTGTGGCCCAATCTTGGGCTAAAGTGGCACTTGTCGCCGCATTAGTTTCGCTTGTTGCGGCATTCGCTTCACTTGTTGCCGCCGCCGCCGCGCTGGCACTGGATGCTGTAGCCGAACCAAGGATACTATCTGCATAATTTTTCGTTGCCGCATCCTGAGCATTTGTAGGATCAACAACATTCGTAATTGTATTGGTGCCCATGTCTATAGTACCAGACATTGTGCCACCTGTTAGTGACAGCTTTAGAGCATCCTGAGTATTAACATAAAGCTTATTAGTAAGATCTGAGTTAGCTGTTGGCGTTCCTGAGCTACTTACAAGATTTGCACCCATGTTGAGGGCACCTGTCATTGTATCGCCAGCTTTAGTTAGCTTTGTATTAATCTTAGCATCTAAAGTGTTATACGCATTGGCGTCATCATTGAGTGCGTCTGCTAACTCATTAAGAGTGTCTAACGCCCCCGGTGCTCCACCAATAAGGTCATTGATTGCTGTATCAACATAAGCCTTATTCGCGGCATCTCCTGAATTTGTAGGAGTAGTCAGATTAGTAATGGTAGCAGTAGTACCTGCATCCATATCTAGCTGACCGTTGATAGTAACATTATTGAACGTTGATGTTCCTGCACTTGCAGTGATGTTACCTACGATTGAACCGTTTAGTGTTCCGCCGATACTGACGTTATTAAATGAGCTTGTTCCTGTTGATGCTGTTACGTTACCAGTAACACTACCCGTTAGATCCCCTGTTATGCCAGAAGATGAAGATATTGTAGTAAAAGCACCAGATGAAGGTGTAGTCGCTCCAATAACGGTATTGTCAATTACCCCACCGTTAATGTCCACAGTAGCTAACGTAGCTTGTCCAGATGTAGATACTGTTGTGAATGCACCTGAAGAAGCTGTTGTAGCTCCGATAGTGGCATTATCTACTGTCCCGCCGTTAATATCAGCGGTATCAGCAACAAGGCTGTCAATCTGAGCAACACCATCTATATATAGGTTGCGCCATTCTTTTGTTGCAGATCCTAAATCTCTAGTACCGTCTGTGCTAGGGACAAGGCTTGTAGCAAACTCAGCCGTTGCTGTAATTGTGTCTGTAGCTACATTACCGAGAGTAGTGTTACCATTAATGGATAAGTCACCACTTAGTGTAGTATTTCCTGAAGCTGATATTGTGCTGAAAGAACCTGCAACAGCGGTTGTAGCACCAATAACAGTGTTATCAATAGTACCTGAATCAATGTCTACACTGTCAGCATTTAGTTGATCAATCTCCGCCGTACCATCAATGTACAGGTTTTGCCATTCCTGAGTTGTGCTACCTAAATTATATGTAGCATCAGCGGAAGGTATAATACTTGAATCTACGCGAGATATGAATGTTACAGTGTCTGTTGTAGCATTACCAAAGTTAACGTCACCAGCGGCATTCAGAGTGCCTGTTACTGCTAGATCTGCATTCGCCGTAAGATTGCCGCCAAAGTATCCTGTACCAGTTGTCGTATTATTTCCAGACTGAACCAGATTACCAGTAAGGGTAAGATTGCCGCCAATAGAGCCATTACTAGAGAAAGTAAAAGTGTCGCCACTAACATTGTCGATATGACCTGTACCATCAATATAAATATCCTTGAATTGGTAGACAGACGAACCAATGTCCACGGTGTTTGAAACTTCGGCAGTGATACGGTTGTTAGGCGTGATTGCTAACGCTTCAGCCCAAACTGCGTTACTTGATGTGTTAGTTACACAGAAGAATACGCGGCCATTACTAGCATTTAACCAAATAGAACCGGGGGCGTACCCAGAGTTAAAATCATCTGATGTAGTTGGATTAGCCGTAGCTGTAGTATTATTCTTACCGCCGTTACCACCGTGAGTAGCAGGAAGGTAGCCAGTAATAGAAGTTGTAAGATCGATTTTTGGAGAGCTACCAGCCGAGCCATCGTGTGTGTGCCCTGTAGTAGGATCAAACGCTACCGCAAGCTGGTTAAATTCAGCATTCAAAGGCGGAGCCGTAATATTAGATCCGTTTACAATGTTTGCTATTGACTGTCTTGTATATCCTGCCATTTATCGTCTTCCCGCAATACTAAATTCAAATACAACGCCCTGTATGCTGTAGGGGTCAAAGTCTCCAAGCGTAACAAAAGTTAGCTGGGTAGCGTACCCCGAGCCCTGAATTGACGTGGTTACGATAGGCTTCTCGTTACCGCCGTAGTTAATGTTAAGTCCGCCGTAGTTAATATTTCTGCCTTTATAGCGAACTGGAGCCCCCTTAGATTCTTGTGCATATGAAGATGGGCGGCTAACTGTGGGATCATCCCAATCGTAGTTAATTGCCATGTTCAAAGTGAAGGGGCCTTCCGCACGAACAAATGTGTTTACTTTTCGCATCGTCTTACGAACTTCAGTATCACCAAAGTCGTAATATGGTGTGCCGTAGATGGCTAATATGTCGTTGCCATCAAAAGTAGTTCCCACTTCTTGTTGGTAAATTTTACCATTATAATCGCCGTGGAGTACAAGTTCTCGTCTATTTACATACGCAGATGCTGTTGCGCTTGCTCTAATACCTATTAGCTCTCCAAACTCCCAACCTAGTCGCTGGTCAGCGGATCTTAATCCACCAATAAACCCGTAACTATCTGTAGTAGCTGTATCCGCATCTCCTACAAAATATCGTAATTGAGATTTGGATCTAATCACTACGCCTACAAGAGAATCTAAATCGTAATCTTTAGGTAAGTCTGTAAGTAGCTGTTGAATAGGTTTAGAAATTGTTTCTAATTCTACGTCACCAATTCTGGAAGTTCCTGCCACAGGACGTAAACCGTCAGGGGCTAAAAATACCAGATCACCACCAATTTCAAGGACACTATCTCTAGCAATACATCCAACATTAGACGTTACCTGATCTATAATAAATCCAGCGGTAACATCCGCCGTGATCTTTTTAATTCCGTTTGATCCGAATACAAATAAATTATCTCGGAAGGGTTTAAATTGTACAACGTCAAAGCCTACTGATACTTGCCCTGCACCCGCTGTAGCTTTAAAATCATACCATGCATTTGGTGCTGAGTGAGCAATAATGGCTTCTGTTAAAACATTACCACCAATAAACAAATGGTTTTCAAATACGCCTACAAGTGAAGGAGAGGTTAAACACTGATCACCACCACCTGTTTGAGAGTTATGTCCACTATCGTCTGGGCTTGTTCCTGCCCCTGCTACAGTAAGCTCTTCCCAATGTGATCCATCAAATACAATAGCTGGGCCACAACCGTCTACAAAACAAATATGGTTACCATCACCAAAGTTAAATGCTTCGTTTCTAATCTTAGTTAACTGATCCCCTAAAGTTGTTAGGGTCTTACGTCTTGCACCATGATCTAAAGTGTATTTTGCGTATCCTGCACCAAAAACATATCTGTAGAAACAATACTCATTTGGATCTATCTCAATAATATCCCCAGACGCCGCTGGAGTAACCAAATTTACTGTATTTCCTGACACAGTAAAATCAGTAATATTTCCTAATTGAGTACCATTTTTATAAACGTGTACATCACTACTAAATGGCAAATCGACGGTACGGTTATTAGTGTCTGCACCCGTAAATGCACTTTGTGCAAAAGTAGCTAAGAACCTAAACTTCTTAACTTTCCGTGCCGCCAAGATGATTGTCTCATTTAAGTTATCATCTTTAAAAATTGATAAGGCTAGTATTCGCCCTTCACAATCATC